ATAAAGTTAGAAAGATTATTGGAAAGAAGAAGGATGCTAAAGAGTTTGACGTATACAAAGAGCAGTTTGTCAAAGGTGCTTCTGCCTATATTGCTCCCAATCAGGCTCTTGATTTATGGCATGACTTTGAAGCGCATGCAGGATACTCGTTCAACAAGTCTCATGCGGTTGCTTATTCTACGCTCTCGTATTGGACGGCGTGGTTAAAGTATTACTACCCTCTTGAATTTATGTTTGCATTGCTTAAGAATGAAAAAGATAAAGATGGTCGTACAGAATATTTAATTGAAGCAAAGCGTATGGGTATTCCAGTTAAACTTCCTCATATTAATGACTCTGACTTTGATTTTAAAATTGAAGGCAAGGGAATTAGATTTGGACTAACTGGAATTAAGTTTATATCAACTAACATTGCAGAAAAATATATTGCTGCTAGACCATTTAAGTCATACAAAGAACTTGAAGAGTTTACCTTTACAAAAGGTAATGGAGTAAATAGTCGTGCACTTAATGCCCTGCGTGTTATTGGTGCAGCAACCTTTGCTGATCAGCCAAGAAATGATACTGAGATTAAAGAGAACCTTTATGAGTTTTTAAATCTTCCAGAGTTTAACATAAGCATACCTTCACATTACTATGCGTTTATTCAAGACGTTGACTCTTTTGAAGAAAAGGGTTCGTTTATTTTAATGGGTATGGTTAAAGCAATTAAGCGTGGCACTGGTTGGTCAAGAGTAGAGTTGTTAGATAAGACTGGATCAGTTGGAATCTTTGATGAAGAGCAGACAACTATTGAAACAGGAAAGACATATCTTATTCTTGCTACAGATAATAGAATTGTTTCTGCTATACCAGTTGATGAGATTAAAGGTTCTTCAAACGCTTTAGTAAAGTTTTTAAGTTATAAGCAATTGCCATATTCTGAGGATGAGTTGTTTGTTGTTTCTTTTAAACCAAGAATGACAAAGGCTGGCAAGAAGATGGCATCTTTAACGCTGGCAGACACCAGTAGAGACCTTCACTCTGTAACTGTATTTCCTACTGCATTTCCTAGAGCATACATGCATATTGAAGAAGGCAAGGCTTATAAGTTTGATTTTGGCAAGACTAAAGACGGAACAGTAACATTGGAGGATGTACATGTCAGTTAGTGTAGAAGAAGTATTAGCACAACTTGATCCTAAGTTGAGAAAAAGATTAGGTAACGGTGTTGGAGTAAACTTTGAGTATCAGCCTACACCTAGTTTTGGATTAAACCGTGCACTAGGCGGAGGGCTGCCTTATGGACGACAGGTCCTTATCTGGGGATCAAAGTCCTCTGCAAAGTCCTCTATGTGCCTTCAGATGATCGCTATGGCACAAAAAGAAGGCAAGATCTGTGCATGGATTGACTCTGAAATGTCATACTCTGAAGACTGGGCTGTAAAACTTGGGGTAGATCCAACAAAACTTATTTACTCACAAGCAAGAACTATTAGTGACATGGTAGATGTAGGTGTTGGATTAATAAATGCTGGTGTTGACTTAATCGTAATAGACTCTATAACATCAATGCTTCCTGCTATATACTTTGAAAAAGATACAGATGATATGAAGGCACTAGAAAATACAAAGCAAATTGGTGCAGAGTCTCGTGACTTTAGCAATGCTTGGAAGATGCTTAACTATGCAAACAATAAGGTTAAGCCAACCTTACTTGTTCTTATTAGTCAAAGTCGCAATAACATTAACGCTATGTATACTAGCCAACAACCTTCTGGTGGTCAGGCTACTAAGTTCTACTCTTCATGCGTTATTAAATTGTTTTCATCAGAGTCAGATAATCAAGCACTTAAGGGAAAGATTAAAGTAGGAGATAAATTAATTGAAGAAAAAATTGGTAGAAAGATTCGCTGGGAACTACAGTTCTCTAAAACCTCTCCAGGGTTCCAGTCTGGTGAGTATGATTTTTATTTCAGAGGTGACGATATTGGTATTGATGCCATTGGTGATCTTGTTGACACGGCAGAATCAGTAGGATTAGTTAATCGTACTGGAGCATGGTATCAACTTGATGATGGTTCTAAGGTTCAAGGACGAGATGGTTTTATTAATCGTGTAAGAGAAGATTTAGACTTACAGCAAAGTTTAAGAGACAAGTTAGCAAATGGCTGATAGCAACTTTAGTATATTTAGTGGAAAGTTTCCATGCAAAAAGTGTCATGAAGAAGTATTATCTTTAAGACTTTGGCGTGAGACTGGAGATGCAACATGGATGTGTTCTGCAAAGCATGTGTCAAAAGTTGGATTAATACCAGCAAAAAAGAAAAAGAAAGACTTTGCTAATGAGTGAAAGATCTGAGTCAAAACGTATTGGTGCCAAGCAGCATAAGAACTCTGGTAGAAATAATACTAAGGGTGATGCATCTTGGAATAATTTTGTAATAGATTTTAAAGAATGCTCTAAGTCTTTTACGCTAAATCAAGATGTTTGGGCTAAGGCTACAACAGATGCACTAAAGAAAAGTATGGACCCTGCCTTGATTATCGTTCTTGGCGAGGGTACACAAAAGGTCCGACTTGCTATAATAGAATTAGATATGTTAGAACAGTTAGTAGAGGAGAATAATAATGACAAATGAAGGTCCACAAAAAACAACACTAGAACAAGTAAATGGTCTGGCTGAAATTGCAGAGTATATGAATGATGAAGAACTTACAGTTGCTCTTACAATGATTGCTAAGATAATTATTAAACCAGATATTCCAATTCAGGTTGCAAGCCTTGAGATTGTTAGACTTCAGGCAATTGCAGCAAAGATGTCTTTAAAGGCTACATGGATGGCCAATGTTGATAAAAGTGACAGGGCAAAGAAGAATATTTACTATACCGCAGCAGAATCAATTAATGATTTGGTATCAGCATTAAAATACATTATGCGCTAACCTGCTATACTTATATAAACAAGGGATGATAATGACTAAAAATTTACTACAACAAATAATGATTAGAGAAGTTGAAACACCAGAACAGATAAGTGCAAAAGAATTGGTTGATGTTATTCAGAAGGGATATCTTGTAGGTAGAGATCCTGAGCATAAACAAAAAAAGACTTTTGGTCCATCTACAATTGCATATGGACACGGAGAATGTCCTAGATACTGGTATCTTGCTTTTGAGGGTGCTGTTTTTGAAGATAATTCAGATGCATATGCAGTAGCAAACATGACTAATGGTACTCTTTCTCACGGTAGAATTGAGGCAGCGTTTAAAAACTCTGGCATTTCAATTAACTCTGAATTTAAATTGTTCCATGATGATCCACCAATTTTTGGGTATGTGGATAACTTTATTCAATGGAAGGGCGATGAGATTGTTGTTGAGGTTAAGACAACAAACAATGAGGTATTTGAATACCGTAAGCGCACAAACAAACCAAAGATGGGCCATGTGGTACAGTTGCTTATTTATATGAAGGTCCTTAAAAAATCTAAAGGTATTCTAGTTTATGAAAATAAAAACAATCACGAACTACTTGTGATACCAGTAGAAGTAAATGATCATTACAGGGCCTGGATTGATATGGCTTTCCAATGGATGCGTGATGTTCGCAAGGCATGGGAAGATAAAACGCTTCCAACAAAAAACTATAGATCTAATTCAAAAATCTGCAAAAACTGTCCTATTAAGAAGGCTTGCGGAGAAGCAGGGGTGGGTGTAGTAAAGATAGCATCCCTGGAGGAACTGAGTGAAGTTATGTAGCGTATGTAATATATCGTTTAAACCTAAAGTAACTTATCAAATTTACTGTAGTAAGGTTTGTAGAGATATTGCAACTAGAGAAAAAATTGTAGAAAGATATAACGTCACAAAAAGACAAAAACGAAAAGGAAAAAAACGTTTATGTCTTGGTGGTTGTGCACAAGAACTTTCTATATATAACGACTCTGGGTTTTGTTCAAACTGTAATGTTAGTGAAAAAGCAGTTGCAAAAATGCTAAAAGAACTGAAGGGTTATATTGAGTATGAGCAAGACTAAGTGGGGAGCAGAAGCACAGCCAAAAACTATTTGTGCTATTGATGCCAGCACTAATAGCCTTGCCTTTGCTTTATTTGTTGGCAATAAACTTGAAAGCATTGGAAAAATTTCTTTTGATGGAAATAATATCTATGAAAAAGTTATGGATGCTGGGAAAAAAGTAAAAGCCTTTTTTGATATTTATGGTGGTTTTGAAGCAATAGTTATTGAGCATACAGTATTTATGAATAGCCCTAAGACTGCTGCTGATCTTGCATTAGTTCAAGGTGCAATTCTTGGATCAGCAGGACAATCTGGAACTAAAATAATTGGCAGAGTTTCTCCAATTACTTGGCAAATTTTTATGGGTAATGGAAAAATATCTAAAGACGAACAGTTGCTAATACGATCTCAAAATCCTGGAAAGTCTGATTCATACTACAAGGCTCATGAACGTATGCTTCGTAAAGAAAGAACAATTAATTTTATTAACATTAATTATGACAGAACAATTACAGACAACGATGTTGCAGATGCTTGCGGTATTGGTCATTGGGCTGTAAAGAATTGGGATAAAGCGATAGGGGAAAGCAAATAATGCCTGAGTTAAATGCAAACATACCACCAATTGAATGCTATGTGCGTGGTAACTTTTTAAGAGATCAAGAAGATAGTCATGATAAATATTTTCCATGCGTTATCTTTGGAGTTTCAAGTATTAAAAGCAGAAGCCCTCTGTTCCACTTCTTAATGGAAGATGGTGGTATCTGGTGGCGAATGCCAATAAATGCCTTTTGCACTAAGCCAGGAGTTCCAGAAGAGCCAATTCATAATCTTGTCTTGTGGAATTCTTTTAGTCCATATGTTTCAGTGACAAAGTTTGAAAACTTAAGTAATATGAGGATGTCTTATATTGATAGAACTAAGACGAGTGTTCCTGGAACATATTTGTTTACCCTGGATTGGCACAACCCAGAAACAAACATATTGGATGACGGATATTCAGAAAATCCAGGTCAACATAAGTGTGGTCACGTTATTCAAAGAGACGATGGCAACTTTGCAATTCAGCCAAATAATCGGGTAAGGCTAAAGGAGCCTTCATTTGTTACCAAGAAAGATCTAGTTATACAAAGACTCATTAATACAAACAAATGGGACGTTGAAAGTTATGACAAGTGGATGCTTGAAGACTCAAATGCTTACGACTATGAGGTTATTGACACAGAGGTTGACAAATAACATTATGCCTGCTAAACTATATACATCAGAAGTCTATATGCGTAAGCGATATCTTATGGATAAAAAGACTCCAGAAGAGATTGCAAAGGAGTGCGGAGCCAGTGTTGAGACTATCTACGTATACCTTGCTAAATTTGGATTAAGGAAATCTAAAAGATGAACAGCATAAAAAGAATTATTTTTATATTGTCGTTGGCTGCAGCAGCAGGCATCACATACACTATAGTTGCATTAAAAAACATTCCAGAGGCATTTGACTGGAACTTAGAGGAAGATGAAGATGAGGATTATTAAACATTTTGTAGATGTTGCAAAGGCACTTACACAAAGAGTATTCTGTAAGCACACAGAGTCTTCAATATCGTCTTGCCCTTTTACTGGAAGAACATATACAACATGTTTGAATTGTTTTAAGAGATTAAATGTAGAGGTAACTAAATGAGCGACAACCTTCATATTACAGTTGATCAAGTAAATCATCCACTACATTACACAACAGATCCTTCTGGTATTGAGTGTATTGAGATTACTCGTCATCGTAATTTTAATATTGGGAATGCTTTTAAGTACCTTTGGAGAGCAGGCCTTAAAGATGAAGCAAAGACCATTCAAGATTTAGAAAAGGCCATCTTTTATATTAAAGATGAAATAAATAGACTAGAGGGAAAGTATGTCAAGTGAGACAGAACTAATTCAACATCTTGATGAAGTAAATCAAGTAGTAACAGAATACCTTAAAGGAAATGATCCAACAGTTATTTCTAAAGAACTAGATATTCCACGTACACGTGTTGTATCTTTAATTAACGAGTGGAAGGTTATGGCATCTGCTAATGATGCTATCCGTGCCCGTGCAAAAGAGGCTTTGGTTGGAGCAGATACACACTATACAAAGTTAATTACAAAGGCTTACGAAGTTATTGATGAGGCAAGTCTATCAACAAACCTTACAGCAAAGACTGCTGGAATTAAATTAGTGTTAGATATTGAATCAAGAAGAATTGATATGCTACAAAAGGCTGGCCTTCTTGAGAATAAAGAACTTGCAGAAGAAATGATTGAAATTGAAAGACGACAAGAAGTTCTTGTTGGAATTTTAAGAGACATTGCTTCAGAGCATCCAGAGGTACGTGACATTATAATGAAGAGACTTTCTGTTATTGCAAAAGAAGGAGAAGTGATTACTGTTGTCCACGATGTTCAATGATTTTCTTGAAGTATTAAAAGAGAATCACTTTGTTGAAACTCCAGTTGACGTGAAGACATTTGTCCAGTCACCTGAGTATCTTGGTCAACCTCTTTTATCTGATATTCAATATGAAATTGTTGAAGCAATGAGCCAGATCTATCGCAAAGAAGACGTGATGGATATCATGGGAGATGTTGAAGGAACTAAACACTTTAATAAATACACCAAAAATGAATTAATACTTCAACTTGGCAAGGGTAGTGGAAAAGATTTTATCTCAACAGTAGCCTGTGCCTATGTAGTATATAAACTACTATGCCTTAAAGACCCTGCAATTTATTATGGTAAGCCTGCAGGAGATGCTATTGATATTATTAACGTTGCTGTTAACGCACAACAGGCTAAGAACGTTTTCTTTAAAGGTTTTAAAACAAAGATTGAGAAGTCCCCTTGGTTTGCTGGAAAGTATAACGCCAAGGCTGACTCAATTGAGTTTGATAAGGCAATTACAGTTTACTCTGGACACTCAGAAAGAGAATCTCATGAGGGTTTGAACTTGCTTATGGCAGTACTTGATGAGATTTCTGGTTTTGCAAGTGAGGTTGTATCTGGAAACGAACAAGGAAAAACTGCTGATAATATCTATAAAGCATTCCGTGGCTCAGTAGACTCTCGTTTCCCAGACCTTGGAAAGGTTGTTTTGCTTTCATTCCCACGTTATCAAGGTGACTTTATTTCTCAACGATATGAATCCGTAATTGCAGAAAAAGAAACCATTGAAAGAACACATACATTTATTATGAACGAAGATTTACCTCACGAAGATCCAGGTAACCAATTTCAAATCTCGTGGGACGAAGATAACATTCTTCAATACAAAATTCCAAGGGTATATGCATTTAAAAGACCTACATGGGAAGTAAACCCAACCCGTAAGATAGAAGACTTTAAACTAGCATTCTATACTGACCTTGGTGATGCCA